GGCAGGGCGAGGGGCATGTAGTTGCGTCATCGCCGCCGGTAAAGGTCGCGCCGCCAAAGGCTCCAGTCGGCGTCTTGCCGCTAGCGACCGTATACACAGAGGGAAAGGTATTAACGATGGGACCGGCAAAGATCGACGTAAACGCGATCACGCCGGAACCTGAAACATGCGCCGCAGTGACGAACTGATTGCGCAAATAATAATCGCGCCCGCTGGTTGACGGGACATATGTCTCCCATTGCCCAGACGTATTCATCACCGCAGCGACGATGTTCGCCGCCGAGGCATCGAAGCTAGGACCGATCAACACTTGGTGCGGCTGAGTTAAGCCGCCCAACACCATTGTATATGTTACCCCGGCGACATTGATCGTGTCGCCGCTATTGAAGTTGTTGTTGCCGGTTTGGGTGAAGGTCGCCGTGCTTTTCGCCGGGCTTAGGCCATTATTCGGGATCGGCGGCGGCTGACCCCCAACCTGGGGAAAGATAAAACTTGGAGAGGTGGCGCCCAGATATGGGCTGGCTGGATTGGAGACGGTCAGCGTTTGCGCCGCAGTCATCGTGACCGGAGCGCCCGCAGACCCCAGCTTTTGGGTCACGGTAACCGTGTACGGATTGGATGTTCCTGCTGCGAGATAGGTGTTCGCTGCAAGGCCGCTGCCGGTCAATTGCCCGCCGGGAGGGCCGGGATTGCCGACGACGACTGTTAGAACTCTTCCTGCGTTGCCCGCGCCATCATCGATATATCCGGTAAAAGTACCTCCGTTGATGGAGGTGACAACGGTGTCCATCGGATAGGGAGGAAAGGCGTCAACCGGGTAGTACCCCGCCAGAGGCGCAGCCATGAAGCCGTCGCCGACATGCCATGATACCGGGGGCGTGCCGTACAATCCGCCGCTATAGTTTTGAAGGCTGACGATATTATTGGAAAGCGCATTGCCCCAGAAGAGACTTTGACCGGCGCTTGCAACCTGACATCCTTCGAAGCTGCCCCCTTGATCCTGAATGATTCCGTCAACACCGGGAGCAAACCACAGACGCACCGATCCACCGCCAGAGACGCAACTATATTTGGCCGAGCGAGAGGCATGAAGTGGCTGGGTGAAATAGTAGTTGGTCGAGTACTGCCCCAATTTGCCGGGGAACACTGCCTCATACGAGCTATATCCCCGCCCGAGAAATGGCCCCATCGCATTGTTAAGCGTGTCAACCAGCGGCGAGTTGTCAAAACCATTGTCGGTTTGCATGCCGATAGATGGATCGAGGGCATTGACGAAACCATTGAAGGCGTTGGTTACGCCGCCGCCGCCGCTGGAATTGCAACCGAATCCACCCCCAAGGGTGTAGATTAGCGCACTGCTGCAAGCCGGCATGAAAATGGGCGCGGGCGCGGCGGTCGCGCCGCTTGCGTTGCCGAGAACCGTGTCGGTCGGGATCGGACCACCGCCGCCAACCGACGTGAAAATGTGAGTGGACGAATCCACCGTCCCCATCGGAGCCCAATGCCCGGCTCGATCGAGCACCTGGACCACTTCCGGCGTGGTGGTGGGATCGGTGGTGATATTCGCCGGCGGCAAGGCCTGCGCCAGCGCGCCGAGCGCCGGCAGCAAGAATAGCGCCGCTAAGTAAAGTCTCTTCGTCATGGTACTGTCACCACTGCGCCAGTTTTGAATACGGTCGTGGCTACGGTCGCGGCGCTGGGCGCGGTCTGGATGCCGACCAAGCCCGCACTGTTCGTCGTGAAAGAGTGGGTGCTGTCATGGGCGACGGTCAGCGTCGGGCAAGCGTTGATCGCCGTTCCCGGCAAAGTTACCGCCAAAGTTTGAGTGACGGCGTTCAGGCGGGTCACCAACGACCGGCTAACGCTGCCCGTTCCGGTGCTGTCGGGGCCGGGGCATTGGGCAACCCACAGATTGCTGAACGTGATTGTCGACGGCAGAACCGGCATCATATTGCGGAAGCCAAGGTCGCTTGTGATCGCATAATTGCCACCGTTGAGCGCCCCTGAAACGGTGCTGGCGCTGGCCGTGGGGAACGACTGGCCGGGAATGGTGAGCGCCAACGCCTGATTGGGCGTCGTCGGCACCCACCGCATCGACCAGTTGAGAAATGTGCCCGAAGCGGCGCTTCCTGCGACGCATCCGGCAACGCCGCCGGGGCAAAGTTGGAGCGAAACCGTATCGCCAGCGACGACAGCCACGCTGTCGGTGAGTTCAGCGCAAGTCGTTCCGCCGGTGCATGCAACATCGAGAGCCGTTTTGACGCCATTCTTAAACAGCGACACTTCAAGCTTGCCGCCACCCAACGACGCGAAGAATTGACCACGCCAATGGTCGAACGTCCCCGCAGTCGGCATGATGACCGACGCGACAATGTCTGTACTAAATACTGTATTGTTTGCCGCAGGCGACGAATACATAATAGCGGTAGTCGACGGGGCCTGTACGGAATTACCGACCATACTTTCTTGGCCAACCGTCGAGGTAACTAGAGCGCCAAGAACATTGGGAGCAGATCCTGTCGCTGTTCCATTGAGGGCCGCAACTCCCCACACCAGCGTGTCGCCGGGAACAAAAGAAACATTATCAGCAGAATTGGTGTCACTGCATAGAAGAGCAGTCCCAGGGTTTGCACCGCCTCCATTCCCGACACTACATTGCAATGCAGTCGCAACCCCATTTTTGTAGAGAGTATAGGTGACGTTGTTTGTGGTGATGCCGGTTGCGCCCCCAGCGGCGGAAACTTGCAGGGCAGAGACAGTGCCGAAAATCGACATCGCGCTGGTGCGCGTTGTCATTGTGCCGTTGGCGGGGCCGCTGAAAAAGCCGCTGAAAGTCGGCGTGGCGTTGAGCGATGCGCCAACGCCATTCTGCAAGATCGGCGTGACCATGCAGTTTACAGTGCAGGGGATGAAACCCGCACCCGCGTTGACGATGTCGGGCATCATCTGGGCTTGCGCCGCCAGAGACGCCAGATAGAAACAGAGTGCAGCGATCCAGCGGCGCATCATGAGTTCGTCCACGTTCCGACGAACGCGCCGACCAGATAGTGGGTGGCGTCGCGCCCGATCAGGCAGACCTTGTCGCCTAGCGCGCCGCCCGAAACCATCGTGCCGGTGGTGACCGTGCCGTAGCCGTTGTAGGTCGTCTTTTCGAATTGCACTCCGGAGATCGCCGCGATCGTGATCACGGTCGTGACCGCCGAGTCGTTGCGGATGCAAAATTGGAACCCGGCGGCGGGCGTCGGCAGGGTGACGGTGCAAACTCCGGTGCAGATGTAGTACCCATCAGCGCCCGACAATGAGCCGCTTCCACCCACCGCGGTCGGGATAACGGCGGCCGCAAGACCGCCATTGCTATTCATCGCTAATCCGGCCGCCGTCGCAACGCCGGTTCCGAGGCCCGCCACGCCGGTCGAGATTGGCAAGCCCGTAGCGTTGGTAAGGGTTCCGCTCGAGGGTGTACCTAACTGACCGCCATTAGTTACGATCGCACCAGCAGTGTTAACATTGATAGCAAGTGCCGAAAGAACGTTCGAACCAGTACCCGTAGTTGTCGGAGCAACGCCCGCGCCCTTGCCAATTACTATAGAATTGGCTGACAGAGCCGCGCTGGACGACATTACCGTCGCCGAGCTGAAGTAGGGAATACCGCCGCTATTGGCAGTTCCCGAAACGGTCTGCGGGAAGACGATCGACGCCCCAGCCGCGCCGCCATCAACTAATCCAGTCGCGGACCACTTGGTTAAATTACCGTTCGTAAGCCCGGTGTTGGCAAGCGCGACGCCGCCATTCGCATTCGTCGCCGCCCCTAGGGCAGTCGCGACCCCGGCGCCTGGCGTAAGCGTAGCCAGGGCCCCGAACGCCGTCCCGCCGGTCTTGGTGACCGAAACCGCGCCGGTCGCGGTATTGATCGTGGCGTCGCCGCTCGCCGTGAAGCCGCCGAACGCGCTACCGCCTGAGTTGAATTGAACCTGTCCGGACGATCCGCCGGGGGGCGTAGGAGGCGGGACGCTCGCCGCCCAGTCGGTGATGTCGTTGTGGGTTATGTGGCTCCAGGCCAGGCTCTTGCGGCCGTAGAGCGTGGCGTCATTAGGTGCTTCGGGGAACGCATTGGTCGGCGTGAACAAGTGGGTCGTCGCGTCGATGGTGCCGATCGACGACCAATGCTTTGAGCTGTCGAGCACCTGGACGACGTTGGGCGTGGCGATGACAAGGCCGAGCTGCCCCGGCGAAGGCGTTTGCGCAACCGCCGCCCCTGCGAGCAGGCTAAGTCCAAGCGCCGCCAGCCATCGCTTAAGCATGAGAATACACAGCGATGACCGCCGCCCCCACCGGGATCGAGAACAACGTGCTGGTCCAGGTCAGAGTGTTGCCGCTAACCGTAAAGGCGGCCTGCGAACCCACAGCGAAGAAGGTCGTCCCGTTGATCGTCAGCATCAGCACGACGTTGTCAGGGGCAAACGAGAGCGGCGGGATCGTGTTCAGGATGGAGATCGGGAGAGCATCCATCGCGATGAGCATGCCACCGCCTGGACCGGCTGGCCCCGGCGGTCCTGGCGGCCCGGTCGAGGTCGAGCTGACCACGTCGAAAACGATCGGCTCGCCGGCCCCGGCCGGATATCTCAGGGTGACCGTGTTCCCCGGCGCATCGACGGTGTAGCCGTCGAAATAAACCAGCCGGTTGCCGCTGCGGTAAACGAACAGCGCCTCGTCGCCAATCGTCGCCACATTCCCGAATTCATCCGGCGTCTGGAGGGGGAACGCCGTTTGCCCGGCGGTCGCTGTATAATATAAGCTGGTCGCAACCGGAAATACCGGAGGAGACGGAGGAACCGGCGGCGGCGCGCACGGGCCAACCGGAACCCAATCGCTCCCCGCTACGCCGATGGGGGACCAGCTGGTCATCAACCAAAGCTCCTGCCCCGGGTGCGCGTGACGCGCGAACCGCTCGCCTTCGCCAGCAAGTGCAGCGCATTCAATTTATTGATCGTGTCCTCGGTCAGCTGCTTCGCCCCCGCGGCCTTGTCCTCCTCGCCGACCGCATGCAAATCGGCGTGCATCATCGCGGCGCTGAGATAAAGAGACGGATATTTCGTGTAGATCCAACTCGGGATGGTGTCGGAAAACACCGGCACTTCGCCGTAGTAGGAGATCTGATAGGCGATGCCCTCGGTCGTGTCCGGGGTTCCGCCAAAGGTGAGGACGCGCCCCTCGAGCGTGTAAAAACCATAAGTCCAGTTATCGACGGTGTTGAAGAACTGATCGCGCGCCCGATAGCGCAGCGGAAGCCAGCCGTTGGCGGCGTTCGGATTGGCGATCGAGACGAAGTCCATCTGCAACCAATCGTCGGGCAAGGTCGAGCAGCGGCAGGTGACCGTGTTCTGCGCCGTCTTGATCATCCGGTCGACGCGCAGCTCGGCGTTCAGCTTTTGCTCCGCCATGCGGATAAACGACGTCACCAGGACGTCGGACCAATCGCCGCGATTGGCCCATTCAGCGATCTGAGCTTTAAAGTCGGCGAAGTCGGTCATACCCGCCCCATCAGCGCCAGGATGAGGATGACGATCAGAATGACGCCGATGATGCCGACCCCACCGTGGCTATAGCCGTAGCCGTACGGCCATGGGCTACCGGGGTAGATCGACGGCCCGATCCCGCCGAGCAGGATCAAAATCAGAAGGACGACAAGGACGATGCCGAGCAGGCTCATGGCTTCGCTCCCTGACAATTTTCGATCAGCATCTTGGTCAACGTCTGCCGTTCGTCCCTCTGCACGTTAGCGACGTACAAAAGGGCGAAGATCATCCCGGCGTTGAGCACGACGACGACAAGCAAAAGCGGAGAAGTCTTCAGCGCGCCGATCGTCTCAAGGCCGAGCTGGGTCATTTACCGCGCTTGCCCCCGTGATAGTTCTTCTGTCCCGGCGCCGCTTGCGCCTTGCGCGCGAGCTCGCCGATCACGCCGCCCGGAACGCCCTGCGCCTTCAGTTGCGCGGCCCGCCCGCCGTGGCCGAGGGCGTTGCTCTTGCCGTGAAACGAGCCGGTCGTCTTGACCCTGCCGCTCATGCTTTTGGCCATTGTCACCTCCCTGGGCGCGGCGTCGCGCTCGGAAACCCGCGGGGCGCGCCGCCCGAAGGCCGGCGAGGCCCTATCGACGTATCGGTTATGATGCGGTCAGCCGGCCGAGGCTTGACGCCTTGGCCCCCCTGCCTTTGCAGCGGCGGCGTCAACGGACCCCGCAAGCTTCCCTTGCCCATGCTTTTGGCCATCAGGGCCTCCCTATCGTGGATGTCGCGGCGTTGCGGACGGAAATCCGCGCGGCGAGCTGCCGGCTGTGCCCGGAGCAGAAAACAGCTTCGTCTTCGTCGGCGCCCCGGATCCGGACTTGCTCCGCATCGGCTCGCGCGTGTCGCTCTTTGAAGGAGGACCGGCATAAGTGCGCCCGGTCCTCAGCTGACCGCCGCCTTTTCCCATGCTTTTCGCCATCACAGCGTTCCCTTCCAGATCCGCCAAGGATTGGCCTCGCTCGAGTTGAGCCAGGCCTTGAATAGGTCCGGGTCATCCGCGATGCCCTGGCGCTGCAGCTGCTCGTAGATGACCGTCGGAATTCGATGGGTGAGCTTGAAGTCGCCGTCATTGCGCATGATCTCGCGATCGCGCGCAATGCTGTCGAGAATCGGCTCGACGTCCTGGGAGTGTTTTACATGAAACACCCCAGGCGTCGCGTCGTCGGTGATCAGGGTCCGCTGGACGCCATTTCGGGCGTCGTAGCGGCGGCGAGCTTCGCCCATTACTTCTGGATGCCGTTGAACAGGATGTGAGCGAGCGCGTTGCGCATCTCTACGCCCCACTCGACCACGATCATGCGAACCTCGGCGTCGCCGGTGCGCGCCATCAGGTACTGACGGAAGCTCCTGAAGAAGGACACCGCGATATAATCGGGATCGATCAAGAGCCCGACGTCGGCCGGCACCCAGCGGCTCGGGATGCACTTGACCCTGCCAAAGTCGGTCGCCAGCACGTCAACGGTGCTGACGACCTCGGTCTTGCCCACCAAAACTTGGGTGGTCGACCGACCAACGAACGTCGACACCGTGCGCTTGGGACCGGGGGCTACAACCCAAAGCGTCGGCGACGCGCCGTTAGAGTAAGCCTTCTGCATCCCATCGCCCAGCATCGCCTCGGTGACGGAGACGATGGCCGGCGCGATGAACAGGTCCGTCGAAAGAACCAGCGGTGCCGCGCCGGTGGTTTGAGCGGCCGCGGTGCCTGGCGCGATACAGCCGCCGACGCCGCCGCCCAGTCGGGGCGGAAGAGGCTGGCGGCCAAGCCAGTGAGAGATGCCTTCGGTCGTTCTCGGCGTGGTGGTGTAGTTTCCGGACGTGTCGAGCGAACGCGCCTGGCGCGAGCACATCGCGGTTTCCATGTCCGACTTCAGGACTTTCGACGCCATCGCCATCTGGTGGGCCATTTCGGACCCTTTGCCGGCAGCGTCGGCCTCTTCCTGCGAGCCGGCGATCGTCGCATCACGCTCGGAAATCTGCGTGATGTTATTCAGGCGGATCGTCGGCTGGGCGGCATGGGGGGCGAGCGCGAAGCCTTCGAGCTGCGCATTGGCGTTGGCCGTGTCGATCGCGCCGGTGGCGGTGATGATAGGGTTGGCCACCGTCGGCAGATACTCGGTCTGCCAGTCAAACAGCCGGTTCTTGACGTTGCGCCGCCGCACCGCCGACATGACCGGCGTGTCGAACGGGTCGATATTGTAGATCACATTTGACAGGTCTTCTCGGTTCCCGACCGCTTGATAGGTCGTGAAGGCATTGGTTACGACAGGCACTGGGGATCTCCCGGGTTAGAGCAATCGTCGAAACACATCCACGGCGTCATCAAGACGGCCGCTGTTCGCCAACCGGCGACTTGCTTCGTCGAGCCCTTTCCGGGGCGCATTCCCTAAGGGTGTAGCCGCGCCGGGAGTTAATGTTCGACCTTTGCCCGGGACGACAGCCTGTGGTTTTGCCGCCGCCATCATCCGGTCGTACTTGCTCGCCTTTCGCAGGATAGAAAGCATCCTGGGGTCATAGACCGTGGCGACTTCTTGCTCGCTAAATCCAGCCGCGAACGCAGTTTTGCGCATCGACTGGATTTCTTTCTTCAGCGCCGCCTCGTCTGGGATTT